ACGCCGGACATTATCGATCCGTCGGCGCCTGTCCGGAGCTGAGATTCGAACCTCTGAACATTCACCGCCAGTGCGTGAAGTGCAACCGCAACCTGTCCGGCAATGCGGTCGAGTACCGGATCCGGCTGGTGCAGCGCATCGGCGCCGAAACCGTGGCTTGGCTCGAAGGGCCTCATGAGTCCCGCAAGTACACCGTCGAAGAAATCAAAACCATCAAGGCCGAATACCGGGCCAAGACCCGCGAACTGAAAAAGGGGCACGCAGCATGAAAATCAATTCAGCGCGCCAGGCTTGGCACGATTGCAAGTACAACCCGGCACCGGGGCAATCCTCTGACGCCGCGGTGCTGGGGGTGGTGGTGCAGAACACCGAACGCGGTCCGACGGCGAATCACGCAGTTCACAGCGCGCTCGCTGGACATATCCAGTCAGCAATTGCGCGCCTGCACCCGCAGGTCAGAGTGTTCGGCGACTTCATGTACGCGGCCGAGCAGAGCGACGACATTCGCGAAGCGGCAGAGGAGGTCGTGTTCCTGTTGGTGCAAAACCGATCCTCGCGTATGACGGCGGCCAAGCGGGAAAAGCTCGAGTACGTGGTGAAGGGTGTCATGCGCCGGTACCGCTATATGCACCAGGGTGGCCAGTCGGCCAATGAAGACCCGCTGGCCAACGCCGAGAAGTTCAGGGCCTGGATGTGGCAGGTGTACGAAGTGCGGCTGGAATCGTGCAACTGGGAGCGGGATTGGGGTGGCTTACTGCAGCTGATTTTCGAGTGCTGCGAAGATCTGGATCGCCGCGCTTTGAGTCCGGTTGCTGCCGTAATTTACGAAATGCGCGAGGCCGCTTGAGGGCCTATTGCGTTCCCGTGCGGCTCGTGGCATGATTTCGCCACTGTTAGAGTTTTGCCTCCGGCAACTTACTCTTGATTCAAGAAAGCCCGGCCGCTGTGCCGGGTTTTTTATTGCCTGAAATTGCGTGGTAGAGCAGAGGCTAGCTCGCCGGGCTCATAACCCGGAGGTCGATGGTTCGAATCCATCCCTCGCAACCAATTATACCTGTAGCCAGGACAGCCCTCGGGAGGCCTGGACGTCGTTGGCCGGTAGTGCGGCGCATCTGAAAAACACCGGCAGCCCGCGCACCCTGACCTCACATTGCTTTCGGGGTGGCGCGAGACTGGATCAGCGAGATCGATGCAATGGGGCGTCGACGTTGAGAAGGCCTTTGGCGGACAGCGCGGAAAGACGCGCGCACCTATTCAGGGCCTCGACATTGATCGGGGCCTTTTCGTTTTTGGCGCCGTCACTCATCCGTCGCCTCGCCCGTACGCAGCGGGCTTTTTATTTCTGGAGACTCCAATGGCAGAACCGGCGAGCACTGCCGCCAGCGTTGTGCTGGTGAAATATGGCGTGGTGATGGCTGCATTCGTCGGTTCCATCCTGTCACTTGGCTTCCTGAAGGACTTGACCAGGTGGCAGGCAGCGACCGCTGTAGCAACTGGCTTCCTTTTCTCGGTTTACCTTACACAGCCGGTGACGTTGTGGCTTGCCCCAAAGCTTGAGCTTGCGGTGACTGATGACCTGTTGTGCGGCGTGGCCTTCGTGCTCGGTCTCACAGCAATGAACATCATCCCGGCTCTCAAGGCATTCGCGGGCACGCTCCCCACGGCGCGAGGTGCCTGACATGAACAGCATCATTATTTCCGCACTCGGGGTGCTCGACGCGCTTCTGTGTGTCTTGGTGGCCCTGGCTGCATGTGACTATCTGCGCCGCATTCGCCCGGTTGATCAGCCAGTGCTGTGCACGGCCTTCTACCTGGTTGCCATCGGGGCGTTCGGCGCGTTCGTCACCGCCATCCAGGGTCACTGGATCAACCCATTCGGCGTAATGCTTCACGCCGGCGTGGTGGCTTATGCCTGGGCGATGCGCGGGCATGTGTTCGAGCTTAAGGGTTAGCCGCGACACGTTTCGCCAATCAGCAAATTGTGTCGCGGCACGGAGGAATGAATGGATAGGCCAATGCCTCCCGCTTCATTGCTCGAGCTGTCTGACCTTTCCAGCTTCGGTGTCCGCCTGATCCCTGCGCCTGAGGTGTGGAAGTGGCTCCAAGCCGAGATCCTCGCCGACACCGGCAGCATCCACAACGAAGAGCATGCCCATCTGATCGATGCGGACATTCGCGTGATGTGGGCGTCTGCTGCCTTCACGAAGAAGGGGCGCACGGTGGTGGGCCAGGCTGAGCAGGTGGCGTTCCGCGCTGGTGGTTGGCAGAAAGCCCGGATGGAACAACAGATGCGAGAGTGGTTCGGTGATGTGCCGGCCTACATCATCACGCTGGCTGCCGATTACTGCGCCGACTGTTCCGACGCTGAATTCTGCGCGCTGGTCGAACATGAGCTGTATCACATCGCCCAGGCGAAGGATCAGTACGGCGCACCCAAATTCACCCAAGACGGCTTGCCAAAGCTTGAGATGCGCGGGCACGACGTTGAAGAGTTCGTCGGTGTTGTTCGCCGTTACGGTGCAAGTCCTCAAGTGCAAGAGCTGGTGGACGCTGCAAACAATCCTGCTGAGGTGGGGAAATTGAATATATCGAGGGCCTGCGGAACCTGCCTGCTCAAGTCGGCCTGAACTTCTGACAGGTTTTGACGGATGACAACCCTATGGCAGCACTACGAAGCGAGGTCAAAGCCTTCATCGTTCAGGCCCTGGCCTGCTTTGATACTCCATCCCAGGTAGTCGAGTCGGTCAAGAAAGAGTTCGGCATCGAAATAAGCCGGCAGCAGTGCGAATCCCACGACCCGACAAAGTTCGCCGGTCGAGGGCTTGGCGCGAAGTGGGCCGAGTTGTTCCACGCTGCCCGCAAGCAATTCCGCGAGAAGACCACGGATATTCCGATCGCCAACCGAGCGTATCGACTTCGCACCTTGGGACGGATGGCCGAGAAGGCCGAGAACATGAAGAACATGGCGCTGACTGCCCAGCTTTTGGAGCAGGCGGCTAAAGAGATCGGTGGGGCGTATACGAACAAACAACAGGTGGATCTGAGCTCGACCGACGGGAGCATGACCCCGAAGGCCGCCCCTTCCGGAGTAGATGCGGCCCTCGTTAAGGCCCTGGTAGACAAGCTGGTTGACTGATGGCTATCAAACCGATCGAGTGGGACACGCTTTCCATTGGCGAGCGCACCGCCTTGATCGCGGCCGGCGAACACAGCCCGCTGGCCTTCACCAGCCTCTGGTTCAACATCACGCAGGGCGACAGCTTCAGGACGAACTGGCACCACCACTATTTCGACTACGCCGCCCGCAAGATGCTGGACGGCGAAGCGCAGAACATCGTCGTCAACATTCCGCCAGGCGGTACCAAGACCGAATTCTGGTCTGTGCATCTGCCGGTCTACACGATGGTCAAGCATCGCCGGGTGCGCATCCTCAACACCAGTTACTCCAAGAACCTGGTGGACGAGAACAGCGAGCGCAGCCGCGCCCTGGTCAAGTCGTCCGAGTTCCGTGAGTTCTACCCCTTCAACATCGAGAAGGACAAGGTAGACGACTGGACGCTGGCCAAGGATGGGAAGCGAGTACACCAACTGTTCAGCCGCTCCAGCGGCGGACAGATCACTGGTGTCCGTGGCGGGTACATGGGTGACGGCTACACCGGCCACATCCAGGCGGATGACTGGGACAAGATCGACGACCTGTTCAGCGAGGCAAAGCGCCGCAAGTCGCACACGCGCTTGGTGAACACCCTGCGCAGCCGGAAGGCGCACAGCGGCACGCCATTCGTTGCGATCCAGCAGCGCGGCCACGTCGACGACTCGACCGCGTTCCTGCTGTCCGGCGGCATGGGCCTGAAGATCGATCTGCACATCAAGATCCCGGCCCTGGTCAATCAGGAGTACATCGACAGCCTGCCCGACGGCATCCGTGAGCGCTGCATCAAGAGCGTGTGTGGGTCTGAGCAGGTAGACGGCTACTGGTCGTACTGGCCGGCCAAGGAAAGCGTTCACGACCTGATCGCGCTTCGGACGGCTCACCCGTACACGTTCAGCAGCCAGTACATGCAGGACCCCGACACGCTCGACGGCGGGATATTCTCGGCTGATGACTTCCAGTACTACGGCGACGTGGATGCCGGGGCCGATCTGCCGGTGCCCGACAAGTTCGATTACCGCTTCATCACCGCCGATACCGCGCAGAAGACCAACACCTGGAACGACTGGACTGTGTTCGGTGAGTGGGGTGTGGCCGATGGCCGCATCTACCGGCTGAGCATGAAGCGCGGACGGATGGACGCCAAGACGCTGCGCCGTGAGTTCGAGGCGTTCGTCAAGGGTGCCTGGGCCAAGAACGGCAAGCAGAACGGAATCCTGCGTCGCGTTTACGTCGAGGACAAATCGAGCGGTACCGGCCTGATTCAGGAGATGGAGAAGCGCCTGCCGCTCAAGGTGACGCCTGTTCCGCGCGATCGCGACAAGCTGACCCGCGCACTCGACGTGCAGGGCTTTCACGCTGCAAAGCTGGTCTGTCTGCCGTACGGCGACAGCCAGAACTACGAGTTCGTGTGCGAGGTCGCGTCATTCACTGCCGACGACAGCCATAAGCACGACGACCAGACCGACGTGATGATCGATGCCTTGTCCGAGGTCTACATCAAGGGCAAGCGCTCCATCCGCGACCTCCTCTGAACCAATTGGTGAACACATGAGCAAGAAGGGCATCGTGCCGGCCGACAAGAAGCTGGGCAAAGCCCTCATCAAAGCGGCTCAGAAATACGAGGCGTCGATCAAGTTGTCGAGTGACGGCTTGGTCAACGTCGTGTCGGGTCTCGGCACCCAGAAGGCCAAGCGCTCACACAACCAGTTCCAGTACGGCTTCCTGAACGACTTCCAGCAGCTGGATGCTGCATATCAGACCAGTTGGTTGGCTCGGGCGATCGTGGATTACCCGGCAGAGGACATGACCCGCGAGTGGCGCACCCTCAAGTGCGACGACGCGGACGTGATCCGTGCCGAGGAAGACCGCCTGCAACTGCCGGCCATGGTGAGTGAAGCAACCAGCTGGGCGCGCCTGTACGGTGGCGCAGGCATCCTCATGCTGACCAATCAGGACCTGACCAAGCCGCTCAAGCCGGAGAAGATCAAGAAAGGCGATCTGTACCGCCTGCTGGTCATCGACCGTTTCGACATGACGGCGATGGATCTGAACCAAACCAACATCCTGGCAGCAAACTACTTGCAGCCCGAGTTCTACACCATCGCCGCTGGCGCACAGCAGATTCACTGGACGCACTTCGCCCGGTTCGCCGGTGCCAAGCTACCGCGCCGCCAGCGCGCACAGACGCAGGGCTGGGGTGATTCAGAGCTACGGCGCTGCCTTGATGACGTGATGGATATCGTCGCCAGCAAGGACGGCATCGCCGAGCTGATGCAGGAAGCGAACGTCGACATCATCAAGCGCGAAGGCCTCTCGGATGAGCTGGCAAGCGATCAGGACGACGCCATCACGGCGCGTTACGCCCTGTTCAGCATGATGAAATCGTCGATCAACCTGGCGCTCTTGGATGGTGAAGAAACCTATGACCGCAAGACCCTGGACCTTTCCGGGGTCGCGCCGGTTCTTGATCTGCTGATGACGTGGTTGAGTGGTGCTGCCGGCATCCCGGGAACTCGCCTATGGGGCGAGGCAGCAAAAGGTCTCGACAACAACGGAGACGGGGATCACAAGAACTACGAGAACAAGCTCTCATCTTCGAGACAAGTTCAGATTGAGCCAGGACTGCGATCTATCGATGAAATCTTGGTGAGGTCTGCAACTGGCAGATGGATTGACGATTTCAACTACGCATGGAATCCGTTCCAGCAGCCTGACGCGGTAGAGATCGCCAACGCCAATAAGGCCAAGGCCGAGACCGACATCCTCTACAAGGATTCCGGCATCGTCACCACCAGTCAGATCCAGCGTCGCCTGCAGGCTGAAGAGCTCTACCAGTTCGACGACGAGAAGATCGCCGCGCTGGAAGAGGACGAGGACCTGACGATGTTTAACGACCCGGTGGATGACGACGACAAGGTTGAATGACCATGGACATGATCGGCATCCAGTACAACGCCAAGCTGCAGCGGCTGGTGAAGCAGGTCAGGGAGTCGATCAGCAAGGAGATCATGCCGCTGGTTCGGCAGCTGGCGCCGGAGTACACGCGGGACGCGGTGGTCACAACTGACGCCTGGTCCGACCTGATCATCAATGCCATATCCTCTCTGGTGAGTCGCTGGTCGTCGCCGGCAGTGCAGGCCGCCGGTGCGCGCATTGCCGGCGAGTTCGTTCAGTCGTCGCTCAAGAAGTCCGAGCGAGACCTGAAGAAGTCGGCCGGCATCGACGTGTTCAGCGGCTCCAGAACGATGCAGGACTACCTGCACGCCTCGGCGCAGCAGAACGTCCAGCTGATCAAGTCCATCCCGGCCAAGTACCTCGAGGAGGTGCAGACGCTGGTGATGGCCAACATGCGCTCCGGCATGCGGCCAAGCTACATCGAAAAGGCGTTGCAAGAGCAGTTCGGCGTCACGCAGCGCCGCGCCAAGATGATCGCCCGCGACCAGACGTCGAAGATTCAGGGCGAACTGGCCGAGAAGCAACAGAAGGACGCCGGGTTCGAGTACTTCCAGTGGATCGACTCCGACGACAGCCGCGTACGGCACCGCCACCACGAGATCGCCAACAAGGTCACCGCCTATGGCAAGGGCATCTACCGGTGGGACGACCTGCCGCTCAGTGATGACGGCAAGCCCATCAAGCCCGGCTCCGACTACCAGTGCCGATGCATCGCGCGCCCAGTGAGCGCTCGAGAGGTCAAGGCCAATCAAGACGCAGGCCGCACAGCGCCAGGCGTTTACCGATAACCCACTCCACGACGAGACCACCACATGAAGTGCACGGTTTTTGACCGGGCCGGGTATCGCATTACCCAGCGCGAGTACACCGACGAGGGCTTCCTCAAGGTTCCTGCCCGGGTTGCTCGCACGGGAATCCAGGAGTACCTGGCGCGCGAGCTCGGGCTTGATGGCGATCCGAACCGCGTTGTGCGCGTGTATCGACCGCCTGAAGAGGTATTCGCGCCCGACTCTCTCAGCACGTACGACTCCAGCGACATCACCAACGATCACCCGAAAGAGCTTGTCACTGCGCTGACCTACAAAGGCGTGGCGGTTGGTGTGGTGCGTGGGCCTGGGCGTCCAGATGGCGACTTTGTGGCCGCCGACCTGATCGTCAAGGACCAGAAGACCATCACCGACATCAATGCCGGTAAGTGCGAGGTCTCCGCCGGCTACACCGCAATTTACGACCATGCGCCTGGCGTTACCGAAGACGGCCAGGCGTACGAATACATCCAGCGTGAAATCCGGATCAACCACGTTGCGATCGTTGACCGAGCAAGGGCGGGCGCCAATGCCCGCGTTTTTGACCACAACCCAGGAGGCAACACAATGCCTGTACTTATCACCACCGATAGCGGGCGCAGCGTTGATGTTGCTGATCCTGCGAACGCCCAAGTGGTCGCCGACTCGTTCGATCGGCTGCTGAAGCGTGCAACCGATGCGGAATCCAAGGCTGATAGGGCCCAGGCAACCGCTGATAAAGCCGGCGAAGATCTGGTCGAGGCCCGAAAGGCTTCGAGCGACGAGGCGATCACCGCCCGCGTCAAGTCCATCAGCGCCACCCAGGCGCTGGCCCGCAAGGTCGCCGGCGACGGCTTCACCTGCGACAGCCTCGACGTGATCGAGATCAAGCGCGCCGCGCTGGCCGTGGCCCTGCCGAAGCGTGACTGGTCGGACAAGTCCGCCGGCTACGTCGAAGCCGCCTTCGATGCAGAGTCCGAAAAGGACGACGAAGACGACAAGGACGAGAACGGCAATCCGAAGCCGAAGATGCCTACCGGTGATGCCGCCACGTTGCTCGCTCAGCTCGCCCAGTTGTCCAAGGACGCAGCGACCAGCACCACGACCACCGATGCCAAGCCAACCCCGTATCAGGCGCACAAACAGAGCCTGTCGGGTGCCCACAAACAGAAAGGAGCCTGACCATGCCAGTTCAAGGTGGTAACGCAATCAACCATGGCGTCGCCTATGCGGGCATGGTCGCCGACGGCGAAGTCTCCAACGGCGTCTCCAAGGTCAACAAAGGCACTGCGAATATCGCGTATGGCCTCGGCGTGGTCACTGACGGTGACGACGGTGCAAAGCTGCCGGTTGCCGCATCGACTGCTGCCCAGTTCATCGGTGTTGTGCGCCGCGAGCTGAACCGCGCCTATACCTCGACCGACGTATTCGGCGCCGTCGCCAAGCGCGACATGACAGTCGAGACCATGGCGCCTATCTGGGTAACCGCTCGTGTAGCGGTAGTCAAAGATGACCCGGTCTATCTGGTCGTCGGCGACGGCACCGGCACCAACCAGGGCCAGTTCTCCAACGTGGTCGGCGCTGCCGCCACTCTGGCAGTCCTGATCCCGAACGCCAAATGGGTCAGCTCCGCCGGCGCCGGCGCACTGGCCAAAATTTCTCTGAAGATCGGGGGCTAACCGACATGACCCAGCTTAAAAAAATCGTCGTGGCCATCGATGCAGCGATCGCGCAGCAGATTGGACGCGACACCACCCAGGTCGCCTTCAGCGACGGCCTGCCGACCATGGATGATGGCTTGGCGTTCTACATCAGCCAGTTGGCGAGCCTGGAATCTCGTATCTACGAGGCCAAATACGCAGCCATCAACTACATGGAGCTGATCCCGGTCGACACCTCTCTACCTGAATGGGTAGATCAGTGGGACTACATCAGCTTCGACGGCGTGACCATCGGCAAATTTATCGGCGCAAACGCTGACGATCTGCCTGATGTGGCAATCAACGCCAACAAGTCGGTCGTTCCGATCGGTTATGCCGGCAACAAATACAGCTACAGCCTGGACGAGCTTCGCAAGTCGCAGCAGCTGCGTATCCCGCTCGACACCACCAAGGCAAAACTGGCTTTCCGTGGCGCGCAGGAGCACACCCAGCGCATTGCTTACTTCGGCGATATTGCTCGAAACATGTTCGGCCTGTTCAACAACCCCAACTTGGCGCTCTCCAACTCCACACTGGACTGGTACAACGCCGCGACCACCGGTGACCAGATCGTCGCGGACCTGAACAAGATCCTGGTTGATGGCTACATCAACTCGGCGACCGTTCACCTGTTCGACACCGTCATCCTCGATGCGGCTCGCTTCGCGTTCATCTCGAACAAGCGGATGGGCACCATCACCGACAAGACGATCCTGGAATACTTCCGCACCAACAACCAGTTCACCGCGCTGACCGGTCGCCCGATCAACATCTTCAGCCGCCTGCAACTGTCCGCTGCCCAGCTGGCCGCCGCCGGCGTGTCCAACGGCAACAAGGACCGCATCGTCGCTTACGAACTGAACGACGAAAACCTGGGCATGCAGGTACCGATCCCATGGCGCTCCCTGGCGCCGCAGATGGTGAACCTGAAGGTCAACGTGCCGTGCGAGTACAAGATCAGCGGCGTTGAATTCCGCTATCCGTTCTCTGGCGCGTACCGCGACCAGTTCTAACCAGCCGATCAATGGCCGCTTCCGCTATGCCCGGGGCGGCGGCCAATGATTCCGGGCGAGGATTCAACATGTTTCTGAAAAACGAAGCGGCACGACTCATCACCATCAACCACTTGGTCGAAGGCGTTGAAACCAGTTACCAGATCCTGCCGGGTGAAAACCCAGCTGTCGAGGTGCCCGATGCGGTCAAGAAAATTGATTTCGTCAAGGCACTGATCAAAAACGGCGACCTGCGCATTGCGGATGCCGACGAGGCTGAAGTCGACGATGAAGACGACGGTGGCGACGTGGATGCCCTGCGCACCCAGGCTACCGAGCTCGGCATCGAGTTCACCGAGCGCTGGGGTGCAAAGCGCCTCCAGGCTGAAATCGCCAAAGCATCGAAGTAACACCCGGGCGCCTCGCGCCCAACCATTCAAGGTGAGCGCATGCAAATCACTCCGGAAATGATCGCGGCATTTCGCGCCGATCCGCTGATGAAGGCGTTCGTCGACCCGGCAAAATGGCCTGACGAACTCGTCACAGAGGCTTTGTGCGAGGCGGACACCGAAACCGGATCATGCCGCTGGGGCGCTCTTGAGCTCACCTGCTGCAACTTCAAGTGGCGCGGCATGAAGTACTTCGCCGCGCACTGGCTTGCGACGAACTTCGGTTCGCTCGGCGCCAATGGCACGCCGAACCCAGAAGCGCGACTTAACGTTGCGGAGAAGTCGGTCGGTGACGAGTCGATCGCGTACCGCGTGCCGTCGATGATGAACGCCGGTACCGACTGGCTGACCTACACCAACTACGGTCAGCAGTTCTACCGGCTCAAGAAGCGCGCCGGGATGGGCGCCAAGGCGGTCTGAATGATCGAGCTCGACATCAAAGGCTTTCAGGAACTGCAGGACGAACTTGCGAAAGAGCTGTCCGCTCTGCGATCCGACAATGTCGTCACTGTTGGCATTCACGAAGAGGCCGGCAACGTCGAGTCGGGCGATATAACCATGGCCGGCCTTGGGGCAACGCACGAGTTCGGAGCCGACATAGACCACCCAGGCGGAACCAGATACGGGTATGCGACTGCCGAAGCGGCAGATGCGTACGTTGCTGGTCGATCCGCTGGCCGAGTGAGCTTTCTCGCGCCCGGTAAGGGTTTCGCCGAACTCGGCGTGACCGGGCCGCACAAGATCACCATCCCAGCCAGGCCATGGCTCGAGCCCGGGGTGGCGAGCGCCACACCTGAGGTACTGCTGACCATTCAGGACGGCATGGAGGCCGGGCAGTCCATGGACCAGATCCTCGAGGCTGTCGGTGTCGCGGCTGCGGCTGCGGTGAAGGTCTACATGACCGACCTGAAAACGCCGCCAAACGCCGCATCGACCATCCGCAAGAAAGGAAGCAGCAATCCGCTGATTGATTCCGGTGCAATGCGCGCATCGGTCACGCACAAGGTCTCAATCGGGCCGGTAACGGAGGGTCTGGAATGAGCCTGAACATGCAGGGCCACATTGACGACGTGTTTGTCAGCGTGCCAGCAACTCGGACGGTTGACGTTGGTGGCGACTGGGTCGAGGGGATCTGGACGCCAGGAGGTCCTGCGACTACCGACTACATCGTCAACATCCAGCCAGCCAACGATCGAGAAATTGATTTTGTTCAGAGGGCTGGCGAGCGAATCTTTGATGTTCGCCGCGTCTACATCAATGAAGGTGACATGCAGCTGGTCGACCAAACTGGAATGTGGTCATTCCTCAGCCAGCAGTGGAAGGCCGTCAAGTGTGACAACCGTTGGTGGCGAAACTACTGCAAGGTCATCGTGACCAGAATTGACGATCAGTCGGGCGGCCCGGCATGACGAATGAAGAACTGTTCAAGAAGATCCGCCCCATCGTGATGCTCGCCACCGGCGTGCCGGAATGCATCCTGGCCGATCAGGCAGGCCCCGGCAGCATGCCTGCGCCAAAGGGTGCATACGCCACGATCACGCCGCGCCAGTACGTCGGCGAGCGCGGCCAGGCAAATATCAAAGCCCGCGATATACCGGGCAACCTGGTAGAGACAGAAGTGCGTACGCAAATCATGTGCTCGGCCAGCATAAATTTCTACCGCGGCGAAGCCCTGATGTACGCCGAGATGCTTAAGCAGGCCAACAAGCGACCAGACATCAGCATGATGCTGTTCAAGGCCAAGATCGGCTGGAACAGCACTGATGGCGTGAACAACCTGACCAGCCTGCAATCGGCCAACTTCGAGCAGCGTGCGCAAATCACCATTCGCCTGATGTACGAGGCGATCAGCATTTCCGAGATCAACAATATCCTGAGCGTCGAAGTTTCACTTCAGAACGAAAAGGCTCAGGTGCTCGAAACCTTCACCGTGGAATTCGAACCCACATAAACCATTGGAGCTAGCACAGTGAGCTATCCAGCTACCAACATCATCCGGGTTAACGCTCGGATCAGCCCGGCAGGCCTGGGCAATGCGAACTTTGCCAGCGCCATGCTGTTCGCTCCGCAGCTTGAGCTGCCGGTGGGATTCGCGCCGGACACGATCCGTACATACTTCACGCTGCCCGCGCTATCTGAAGACTTCGCCGACACTACCGAGACCTACAAGGCGGCCCAGCGCTGGCTTGGCGGAACGCCTGCAACTCGCGAACTGAAGGTGTATGGCGTGGCCACAGCCGACGCTACTCGCGCAGCAACCCTGAACAAAGCAAGGAATCTGCTCTGGTGGTACTGGACCATGTGGACGGCGCCGATCCTGGCGGTGAAGGCTGACGTGCTGGCGATCGCCCAATGGTGCGAAGACAACACCAGCATGCTCATCAACAACCAGACGGGCGCATCGGCGACGGAGATCCGCGATCCGGCCGACACCGACGATATCGCCACCCAGCTGACGACCGCCGGCTTCCGCCATGTCTACACAGCTGCGCACGCCACTGACCCATATTCTGGTTCTGCGTTGGCAAAGCACTTCGCGGCTGTCAACTATAGCGCGGACAACTCGACCATCACCGGCGAGTTCAAGAAGTCTCCAGGGGTTCCGGCGGAGTCCCTGACCGGCACTGCATATGCCGCGATGCAGAGCGCTACCAAGAAAGCGATCTTTTATACGGTCGTGGACAATCAAGGTTCTGTCGACTCCGGGCGCTGGATCAACACCGTCACGCACAGTACCTATGGCGAGTTCATTGATGATGTGGTGAACCTGGATGCATACATCAACGGACTCACAACCGCCTTGTACAACGCTGACGCCAACCAGCCCACGAAGCTGAAGCAGACGCCAGTCGGTGAAGCTGTGCTGATCGGCGCGGCGAGATCTTTCTCGCAGGGATATATCGGCAACGGCTATCTCGGCCCGCGCAACTACATCGACCCAGACGACGGACTCGAGAAGTACACCGCCGGCTTTGAGATCCTGACAAAGCCAGAGGAGATCCTCGATCTGTCGGAAGCTGATCGCAACGCCCGCAAGGCTGCACCGCTTCGAATTCGCCTGTTTCGCGCCGGCGCCATCCACATTGTCGATGTCGACCTCGACGTTTATTGATAGGTGAACCATGAGCCTGAATAATTTTTCCACAGACCTGTGCGTCGTCACCATCAACGGCCGGCAGATTCAGGACTGGGGCGAGACGGCTACCCCTTATACGGACGCCCCGATCGATGCCCGAAGCCAGCTGCGTCGCGGCCAGGGCGGTAACGCCGTTCGCCTCGACAGAATCAACCCGGGACGCGAGGTGAACATCTACCTCAACCCTGGTTCGGCCGACTCCGCTTACGTGCAGGGGCTGCTGAGCTCGAATGCGAACATCACGCTGACCTACACCCAGATCGGCACGCTGGAAACTGCGCTGGGATCTGAAGGTGTGCTGGTCAACGATGGGCAGCGCGGGCGCGCAGGCTCAACCATCACGGATGACCAGTTCACCATGCAGTTCAACATCTGGGAAGCGACAAGGGGCTGATAGATGAGCGTGAAATCTTTCACCATCGGCGGCGTGCAGTACAACGCCGCCATGGCCAGCGCCGTCGATCAGGATCGACTGATGTCCATGCTTTCCGCCGCGGTACTGGAGCGTTTTGCCACGGCTGCGCGGGCCAGCCTGCCAATCGATGATCAAGTCCTCTGCGCGATGTTCATGTCGATGAGGCAGGAGGTCAAAGCGCAGGCTGTGCAGATGCTCATGACGAAGGTGTTCGTGAACGGAACTGAGCGCCTGGTGACGGTCGCTGACTTCGGCGGCCGCATGGTTCAGTACAACCAGCTGCTGTCCGAGCTGCTGCGATGGAACCTCTCAGATTTTTTCGACTGGCTGCCCAGCGGCGCAAACGACGCTCGGCAGGCCGAGGCGGCAAGCGCAGCGCAGTAAATTGGTTCCTGATGCGCCCATGCGTCGGCATCGTGGGCGTCTGCCCACCGCTGTGCAATTGGGCGCAGCTGGTCGATGGCTCCCTCTCCATTGCGGACGTTGAGCGATTCAACCAGGCCATGGACGAGATGTGGGATCAATACGAGGCGATGAAGAATGGCTAGCAAAGTTTTGAAGTCGTTCCTGATCGGTATCGG